GAAACATTTTTATTTGTAACTGTTATGGTTGCAAGTGTTGGTATATATACAGCCGATAATGAAATATACATTGACCAGTCTGGTGCTACATCTAATTTAGATATAGAGCAAGTTGGTGGTAGTGGTAACATTATAGGTGGTGCTGATGCAACGGCTGGTTCATCTAACATGACACCTTTAGATTTAGATGGAACAACAATGACTTTAGATATCTTACAGAAAGGTTCTACTAATAAATTTCTTGGAGATATATGGGCAGATACTTATACAGGTTACTTTTCATTTATAGGTGACAGCAATACCTTTAATATGTCTACAGATGAAACTAATGCTACAGGTGCTGATGGTTCTAATGTAAACGTGCAAGTAACAGGAAATACCAACACTATGACACTTAATCATGCTATGACTGCATTAGCAGCTAATTTAGATTTAGATTGGATTATACAAGGTGGAGGTAATAGTATTACAGCATCTATAGATGTGGATGGTGCAACTAATTACATGGATATTGATGGTAATGATAATACTGTTACTTATGATGGTGACGGCTATGCAGGTGGTTATTTTTATCTAGACCATACAGGAGGTTCAAGAACTTTTAATATAGACCAAGAATCAACCCAAGATAATGACTGGCTCAAGATTACGTCTGTTGGCTCTAATGGCACAGTATGTGTTACTCAGTCAGACTCAACTACTTCATTCGTCTGTTGAGATAGGTTCTATATCTGAACTTAGAGGTAATGCACAAGTTTTAAGAGATAAAGCTTATGGTGCTGAACTAGAGTTCAACATACAACAAATGGATGATGTTCGTACAGAAGGTAAATTTAATAATAAAAGTAACATACTTATACAAACACCTACGGCAGATATAGCTATTCGTGGAACTGATTTTACTTGTACTGTAGATGAGTTAGGCAGAAGTCTTGTAATTTTATTACCAGATGAAAATGGGTTATCAAGTGGAGAAATTATAGTATCAACAGGTGTAGGTAGTGTAACTTTAAATAAACCTTATCAAGCAACAACTGTATCTGTATATGAAAACAGTCCTACAAAACCAATAACTTTAGATATTTCTTTAGAGTTTATAGATAACTTGCTTATAGTTAATCCTCCAGAAGAAATAAAACAACAAGAAGAAACACAAACACAATCTACAGCAGATTACTTAGAGTTTGATGATTTAGATATAGATTACTTAGCAGAGGATTTTTTAGAAGCAGAAGAAGACTTAGAGTTTACAGAATTAGATGTAGATTTACTTGCTACTAATTTTTTAGAAGATTTACTTAATGTTATTGATGCTCTGGCTATAGATAAAGAAGATGACTCTTTAAAACAAGGTGGTGTTGGAATAAGGATAGCTGGTACTAAAATTGGACAAGATAAAGATACACAAATAACAACTATTGTGTCAGGACAAAATATAAGTTTTACTCGTTCTGTAAGTCAAAGCACAAAACTAGATATAGATGGTGCAGGAGCTTATACAATAATATTAATACAGGATGGTGTTACTAATACTGTAAAGGTCAACGGAGGCTCATCTACTACTATAAATATTAAACAAGGTTCAGGATGAAAAATATATACACACTTCTGGGTTTAATATTTATATTAGGAAGCATATTAATTTTAGAGCCAAATATTTATCAAACACTCAAACTTAAAACTTTTGATGCTTTAGTGCCAGAACAAGAACCTTCAGAGTATTTTACAATTTTAAATATAACTGAAGAAGATATAGCTAATGAAGGTGGTTATCC